CCTGCTCCAAACGGAACTAAAGCATTCCCTGTTGTATCATTATCTATACCTTTAAATTTATATTGGTTTACTACTGCCATTATTCTAAAAAGAAACTCTTAGCTTCTATCTCCTGTTTTACTTCTTCTTGAAAAGAAGAGTTTAATTTTGTAATAATACCATCAAGGTCTCTAATCAAAGATTGAATATTTTTTTGTTCATATTCTTTAGCTGCTCTAGTTAATGATTGTACAATTTTTGCCATTATAAAATACTTGCTAAGCCTCCGTTTTTAAACATGGCTCTACCACCATTTGCTGCTGTAAATTTTATCGGTTTACTATATATAGTTTCTTCTTGATCCATTTGCTTTAATTTATCTAATGCGTTTCCTTGTTCAATAGAAAATGGTCCACCAAATTGTTCCATTCCTTTTGCTTTTTCTAAAGATCTCATTTGTGCTAGTGCTGGTCCAACTAATTTAGTTGTATAATTATCTGTAGGCAAAGGATTAGTGTTGTAAGAAAGTTTATCCTCTTCTAGAAGATTTTTATTTTTCATATAATTTCTAAATTTATTTACCCCAAAATTAAGAGCTATTCCAGGAACATTTAAATTTTTTAGATTATTTAAATAACTAAGTTCTGATCCAAGGTTCATGACGTTATCTAGTGTTGAAGGTTTTTCTCTTTGATTATCTCTCATGGCTCTATCATGATTAACGTTTTGTTGAAAACTGCTGTAATCATTAGTACCACTTTTACTTCCAGTGTCCGGTGCAGTTCCATAACCTTTGCTAGCTCTTTCTGCTGCTTTATCTTCAGCACCCATATCAGCTCCACCGCCACCTTGTAATCTTGCTCTACCACCAAAGAAGTATCTGGCTCTACCACCACTATTGAATGGTCTTCTATTAGACCCATCAATAAATCCACCATCTTTTTCTCCACCACCTGGATCAAACGGATCGTTGTAACTTGTTATGTTTTGTCCACCTACATTAGTAGTAGTTTCACCACCGGAATAACTATCTCCTAGTTCATTCTTATAAGCTGTATTTTCGTTAACGTTATCTAACATCATGGATTCATTTATTTTATTTAACGATAATTGATTACGCCTATTTGTTAATTCTGTATCATCATAGTTTTCATTAGCTGCACTTTTACGTCTTATTGTTTTATTAATTGTGTCTATTCTTTTTTGATAAGCATCTTGTAATCCATAATTTATTGGAGTCCCAAATAAACCACCTGATACAGGATTATAATCTTTCATTAATCCACTTTGTATTGTACCATTGTTTACATCATAAAATTGATTTAAGGCTGTTTGACGAGGATCTCTTTCTGGCATATACTGTCCAATACCTCTCATTATTGAACCACTAATAGATTTACTTCCAAAAGGCAGGTAGTCTATAAAATTAAATTTATCACCGTCTTGTGTATTATCACTTTGATTAAAACCTTTTAAGCCTAATTGAGTTATTTCTTCATCAGTATATTTTTCATACTCTGGATTATATTGTCTGTATTTAGCTATTAAATCTATAGTTTCTTGATCCATTATCTCATTCCTCCTGGTGCAACATCCAATCTAAATGTACCTAACTTCCAATCTTGATTAGACCCTGTGTTAGAAACTTTTAATGCAATAGACCTCGCTCTAATCCTAGTGCTCTTAAAAGTAGTAGTTGAATCGATTGGAAAATTTGTAGTGATAGGTGTACTGTTAGGGTAAGCTCTAGTTGTAAAACTAACTTGAGTAGTACCGGTTTGATTTATAAAATCTGGTATGAATCTGCTGATTCTCATAATGTATTCACCATCTCCTCTAAGGTCCGGTGTTCCCACAGCTTGACCTGTATTGCTTCTTTTTTGAGTAATGTCAAAATCACCCGATAATATGTTTGCTTGGATCGCTGTTACAACTCCCCCTGCATTTACTTGATCGGTCCCTGTTTCCTGATTATAGTATATAGTAATCCCATCCGTATTACCAGTAACATCAAAAGAATCATCATCAGTAGAGGTATAATAGGTTGCATGAGGTCTGTTAAATACAGAAGAATCTTGCCATGCTGTTCTGTCCAAACTACCTGTAGTCCATATAGGTTGTTTTGCTGATGAATCTAAGTAGTTATATGTCACTACTCTATCAACTACATCAGAACCCTCACTACAATAAAACCAATTTATCTCACCAAACAAATTGTTTAGTCCACAGTTAATTAAATCACGAGATGTGTCATTAATACTATCGTAAACATAGTCTTCAACAAGACAAGGCATAGATTTTAATTGCCCGTCGTAAGTAAAGAAACCATTTTCTGACATCCAATAAGAAGACCCATCAACTTCTACTGCTGCATTTTTACCAAACAACCCACAGTTAGTACCCACTTGTTCAAAGGAGAAAGTAAAGGGTGCACCAACAAATCTCATTAAAAATAATGCAGTGTCGGTCCAAACATATATAGCATCTCTACCTTTAATAGCTCCCATAATTTTAGAACCATCAGCTAATCTTTGTGTACCTGCCGTGTTTTCAGCTCGTACTGTATATGAATCAGTTTGATCAATACTTTCCTGATCCGAGAATCTAATAAACATATCATCTTGAGTTGTAGGATTCCCAACAGTAGTCTCAGTTCCAAAAAATACTAAGTGTCTGTCGGGAGTTGAAACTAATACATGACGTGATGCTGTTGGTGCGTTAGGTAATACGGTTGCTCTAGTTGATGTAGCGTTACCAGCAGCTGCATCCCATTCGAAACAGTTACCATTATAAATAAGTGCAATTAGTTTTGTACCATAGTTATCTAAAACCCACAAACCAGGATCAATAGTAAAGTCAGAAGAAGCAGGATCTCCCCATCCATTATAATTAGTAATATTAGTAACGGTAGCCCCAGCACTGTGTGTTGTAGCAGTAGTTCCGTCAACTTCTCTAGCACCACCAGTTAAAGTATTTGTAGTTGTATTATTATTTGTGTAAGAAATAAATTCAGAACCTATCTGTATTGTCCCTGTTGCCGGAAACGCTGAGCTACTATTTAAAACTATAGTTGTTCCCGTAGTATTTGTTAAAGCTGTTTGTAAAGTTGTTGCTGAAGGACCAATAGACGTACCACCAAATAAACCTGCACCCCAACCGAAACCCCCAAGTTGTTGAGCGGGTCCTACAGTATAATAACAAAGAACAGAAGTTGATCCTGCGGTACTTAAAGGAGTGCCGGCTTCATTGGCATCCATTGTAATTGTAAAAGTTGTACCACTTGGTACAGACGTAACCATAAATTTTTCATCCTCAAACGTGGTGTTTGTAAAAGTAGAACCACTTAATCCAGTAACAGAATCAAACAATACAATGTCATCTTCTAACAAACCATGAGCCCCAGTACATGTTACTGTAACAGTTGGGCTACTTGACGTGCTTGTAAAATTAGCTCCTGTTAGAGTAACTCTAATAGGATGGATGTCGTAGTAAATACCACCGGAATACACATATAAAATTCGATTAGTTCCTATTGCAGCATATTTAATTCCTGAGTTATCATCCCAATGATGAAGAGCTCTAGCTGCACCTGTTAGTTTTGACTCACCTAATTGCGCCCAACCACCTATTTTTTCAGGAGACCCATATCTAAAACGTACAAAATCACCATCAAACCATTGCCCTTCGGCACCTGTTTCTGTAACTTGTTTATTAAATCCTGGAGCAAATCCTAGTTTCTGTAACATATAAATCCTTATAAAGGAGACAGTAGGTATGGTGGATTACTGTCTCCATTATAGGGATATATCATCGTTTAAACCAAGATGGAAGACCTAAATGTGGACGTTTGTCAAACATGTTATCTTTAGACCCTGGAGTTTTTTTGTTATTGTAATGAAGAAATACTTGAACGCATTCTTTGCCTTTGAATTTTTCTCTCCAATGTTCTAACTCACAGCCAGAATAAACTAGCATATCGCCTGGTTTTAAATCTACTCTAATTCCTTTTTTACCAGTCTTCCCAGATGGCTCTAAATATATTGGCCAATCATCACCACCAAGATTCATAGTAGTAGATATCTCACAACTAAATCTATCTTTGTGTCTTTTTAATTCATCACCTTTTTTATAAATTCTTGCATAAGTATAAGCTGGATATAATTTTAATCCTGTTACTTTTTCCATTTCTGGTTGGCATTTTAACATTAAAGTTTCCATAGCTATATTAGAATACTGACTATAGGTTTCTGGTATCTGTTCATCTTGTCCTTCGTAGTGACCTATAATATTTTCAAAAGGTGAAATGTAACGAGAGTTTCTACAAGTATCATAAACTTGTTTCTGCATTAAAAAATAATTAGCAACAAAAGCTGCTAGGTCTTTTGATATTGCTTGACGGATAACTGTATACTTTTTTTTGTTAAACATCTTTTGCCATCTCTTTTGGTATAGCTGTTATATTCCAATGTATAAATCTAAAAGGCTCAAGTCCAAAGTCCATTGAAAACTCATGTTCTAAATAACCTGGAAATATAATTAACGTTCCTGGTTGAGGTCTAAAATGAATTAGTTCATTACCATTAAGAATTTCTTTTAAATTAGTTTTCATTTTTAATTTTGTAGACCGTGCACCTGTTCTGGGTTCGTGAAATATTGGATACGATGTTTTTTCACTTGCTTTTAAAAAATAAAATCCTGATACGTGTTGATTCCAATGGACGTGAGCTGAATGATGCCCACCTTTTTTAGCAAACTCTTGTACCCACATCTCACTAAACATAGTAGTGTATTGCTGCATATCATAACCTTGATGATCTAAATACTCCCAAGACTTTTGACCAATGTAATCTCTAAAATCTCTAAAATTATTGTCAGCTGTAAGTGATGTTGAGTGATAACTTATTCCAAAGTCTCCAAATTGTTTTATATGTGCTTTAGCTTCTGGAAAATTTTTAGCAGCTTTAATATATTTGTTAGTAGCTTTAGTTAAAGATTTTAAAAACTCTGGTTTTTGTTCAAACCAAATAGCTGTGTTAAAGTAATTATTTACATTCATATTATTTAAATGGTTTTCCTAAATGCCAAACAACAAGACTGTATCTTGTGCCAGCAGTTACGGGTTTAACTCTGTGCCATACAAAAGAAGGAAACACAATAATAGATCCTTTAGGTAAAATCTCTTTTGCTTTTCTTAAATGTTTAACTTCATCTCTCATATGTGGATCATAGTTTCTAAAATCAAATTCTAACTCACCACCTGTGTATTCGGAACCATCGGTTAACTGACAAGTCATAGATAGTTTTCGAATTTTACCAAAGTCAGGTCCTTCTTTTTTATAAGGTTTGTCCCAACTATCACAATGCCAATCATAGTATTGGTTGTGTTTATATTTTGTAAACTGACAAGATTCAGATCTTTCCCAATTAAAATTCCAACCAGCATTTTTGTTAGCCCTATGAACATATGGATGTAATTCTTTATAGATCCAAGTATCATTTAACCAAACTAAATCAGAGTTTCTTTTTCTTTTTAAATCTTTTATTTCTTCTTTTTTTAATTTTCCATCTCCATAACTACCAGTTCTAGCCATAACTTCTTCTTGTTGATTAGCATAAGCTATCACATCATCACAAAACTTTGGTGTAAGTGCTCCAGGAAAATGCCAGTAATAATTAGATATATTCATAAGTTATTGTTTGCACAAAGTTTAATGAATTTTTTTGATTGTTGGTCAGGTAATACATATTTGTTGATGGAAACATTATGAACATATTATTTTTAAGTTCTATGTCCCAACTTCTTCCTTTACGTCTGTTATCTTCATAATGTATTCTAACAAAACAATCTTTAACTTTAACGCCGTAAAGCATAGTAAAGTCTGGAGAGTTACGTAGATCCAC